AGTTAAAGAATCTCCATAATAGGTATATAATCTATAAATAGAAGTCATTTCTTCTCTAGACAATTTGCCTACTAATGCTGGTTTATTCTTCTTATAGATTTGATAACAGTAATACATAATATTTCCTGAATCATTTCTTTCATAAGATATTTCTGCTCTATCATCAGTTTCAACTTCTACTTTTGAAGTAACTTTAGTTGAATCATACATATCTAATAAACTAATTTCATCCTCAGACTTATTTGCTTTCTTATTAAGTCTGTGAATAGCATTAGTCATAGTAATGTAATTTACTTTAAGTTTATCACAAGCAACTTTAATAGAAGTTCCCTCTGTTTTAGCAAGATTGATAATATCAGCGTATTTTTTAATAGTCGATAATTTCATGTATTTTTAATTGTTTTATTCAATTTTAAGTATAGCTGTTAAGCTGTTATATGATCTATGTGTATAAAAAAAGAGGACTGATTTCACAACCAATCCTCTTCAAACTCTGTTTTTAATTCTACAAATTAAATTATTATGGTTTATTAAGCTTCCAAGCCAAAAGCGATGTACTGACCAGGAGTTGCATTCTTAGACGGAGTATAGTGTGCAATAGCAAGAACTTTACTTCCTTCAATAACTTCTTTAACAGGAATCAACTCGGCAGTACCAGTATATTCGCCACTCTTATACAAATCTTTTACTGCATTATTTGCGTCAGCTTTGTTGGTGTCTACCTGTGCAACTACTTTACCAGTCTCTTTGTCAATCCATTTGTAGAAACTTTTCCATTTGGTCTGACCTTCACGTTTGATAGACTCAATTTTATACGGACGCTCTCTAGTGTTCGTTACGGCTGATTTCAATGTAATAATCATACCTGCACCCGGAACATTCTTGATTTTCTTAGCAATCATATTTGCCATAAACTCTTTCAAATCGCGGTCAGTAATAATACCACTTTTAGATTCTTTAAATTTCTTAAATGCGGGAGTTGCATCCATTACATAATTACCAAAAATTTCCTCAACTTTTGCTTTTGCTTCGTCTTTACTGTTTGCTTCGAACTCAACTTTCTTCAATGTGTTAAATGTAGTACTCATAATAAAAAAATTTTAACATAATCATTTTCATAATCATCTGCATTAATCAAATTCATCTATTAGCTATAGGTTTCGTACCCTTGTATTCAATTATATACATACTAGGTTCGAAACCCTAATCTTTTTTTGTTAACAAATGTTAAAAATCATATGTTAAAATGGAACATACGTGCTCAACAATCTTTTTAATGTTTTAGGCATTTCCTTCGGAGTTATACCAAAATCAGGAAAACTATCACACCCATACATAAAATCGTCACACATCGCCCCTAAAGATTTCAGAAAGGTATTCTTTTCAAGATCTTTAAAATCACTACCAACTTTTAACAATAGTTCATAGCAATTCTTAATCTTGCCTTTCTTTTTCAGTTCGTTAGTTAAATAACAGGTTAAAGCAATACAAGCTAATTTATCTCCTAGATTGCTATTTAAATAACCTAAACCGAAATATTTTTGATATAACTTTGTAGTCTTTTCGAATGATAAATCAATTAGTTCCAAAATTATATCCTTTATAAACCATACAATAAATTACATATCTAAGTAATGTCGTGAATTCTTTAAATCCATGCTCTAATTCTTGTTTACTCATTGCCCTTACTTTAGAATAAAAGTTCGGAACTGTTGATACTACAAGATAATTAGCTTTAGTAATAGGATTCTTCATGTTATAGAATTTCTGCGAACACAATCTTAACAAATAAAGATACATTGCAAGTTCTCTGCTATAATGGAATTTAACAATGTTATTATCTATTTCAGATACTATTTTACCAATAGTTTTAACATCGTTAACAGTAATTGTATTTGTATCAAAATCAATCGTATAGTTATCTAACTTAGATTTTAATCTTACTACAATACTTTCTCCATTAGGACATTCAGCTTTAACATCTAACAAGATAGCTTGCTCCATCTCGGAAATTGAATCTTCAATTAATCCGATTGGATGTAACAAATCTTGTACTCCTTTATTATTAGACAATGCCTCTACACACGACTTAGTAGTTTCTATAGATCTATAATCCAACAAAATTGGCTCTTTAGTATCATCAAAAGTATAATTCTTTCGATTCTGCCAATAATTAGTACAACTGGTTATTACTTTGTTTACTAAATCATCAGTAATTTTACCTTTATAATAATCTATTTTATCAGAAGCTTTTATAATATCTTCTTTAGTTACCGAATTATTCTTTAACCATTTATTATAAAGTTCATCAGCCATAACTCCAAGCTTAGCAGTAGGTTTACCAATGTCTTCAACCAAATAAAATGATTCTGGCTGCAACACGAGTTGATGGACCGCGCTACCGAGCGCAAAAGCTTGTGAATAACCACTTGTAAAGCCTTTGAAGAATTTCTCAGGACTTCCATCTTGTTGAGGATTAATTAATCCTAATCTAGAATTACTAATATATCCATTATACTTTACTGAAAAATATTCTTGATCACTAATTTTTTGTAATCTTAGAGTATCAAGCAGCGGAGTTAATTTAATATCTTTTAATTCCATCCTAATGTTTCTAATTCTAAGTGATATGCTTCCATTATTTCATTAATATCTAAAGAATATATTCGGAATAAAGGTTCATAACCTTGATTGTGAGGTCTATCAATTATCAAAGCTGGTAATCCAGAATTAATAGCTTTAACAACATTCGACACACTATCATCAATTAACAAATCACATCTACCTTTAATCATATCAGCTTTATTGCCTTGTTGGTAATACATCTGATAAATAGGTCTAACAGGTAAATTATTATTTATTAACCAATTCCTAGTATATTCTTTACTATTAATGCGTTTTGTAGCATAAATGTGAGGAACAAAATTCGGAGAATCAATTAATGGTAAGTTTTCCCAAAAATCCTTACAATGTCGTAATTTATATACATTTTTTGTAATATTCTGGTCTAACAAGTCAGATTCTTTCGGAAAGTAAACTCTATATAGATCAAAAAATCCTGCGATAGTATCATCAATATCTAACGCAATCTTACAAAAATTCTTCGACATTATAAATTGGACTTACTAAATAATTATATGACTCCAAGTTTGTAATAAATACGTCGTAATCAGCTAAATCGTCTAGTTCATCAGAATCTAGTTTATTAATAAAGAAATTCTTAATCTTTTCTTCACAATCATTTAAACTTCTTGCGACAACTTTTTCAATACTTGTTGAATACGAATCACTCCAAGAAAATAGATATGTACTCATACTTCCTCAATAACATTTAAATTTTTTAAAATCCACGCTTTAGTTTTTTCATTGTCTGGAAATACATATTGACAAACTTTTAAATCATCAATACTAGAATCAAAATCTAAAGAAAATCCTTCAAGACTTCTCCAATTTTTCTTCTTTTCTTTTCTCATATAACTTTCAAATTCTTCATCGAAAGAATGGACAGTACAATGTTCTAAAATCTTTTGTGGAATTTTTCCTTTAACTAATAACACTTTCTAATAGTTTATAGAAATATTCTATAGGCACTATTGCAACTTGACCAACACTTGATTCACCGTCTTTTCCTGCCTTTTTCCAACATAAACAAAACGGTTTATCCTTATCTGAACAAGCTTCTCTAATATCAAAATAGTTAGGTAAATTCTGTGTATATTTACATTGAATATTTACAGGTAACTCATTATCTAAGTCAGTAATATCAATCTTATCTGCATCAAGAAGTTTATTTTGACTTCTTGTACTAACACATCCTTTATATCCAATTTCTCGGAGTTTGTGAATTACTTCTAATTCATAACTATTTCCTTTCTTTTTTGATTTAGATGCTTGTTTACTTCTACGTACACTTTCATTCGCCCAAATAAATGTAATCCCGTCTTTCGATTTAGATCCAGAGCCAGGTTTATTAGCTCTAGATTTAATCGAATTAACAGGCAATCCAGTTTCTTGTGAAGCAATTTCTAAGTTATCAAATGTTTTCTGTTCACCAGTTTTAGTAAACGTTGCAATTACGCTCGTGTCTGTCTATTTTTTTCTCATGAATATTTATAATACGTTATACCAATTTGTTCACCATCTTTATATTCAACACTCTGTGAGTATAGCTGTATTTCACCTTTTGGAGTTAATTCAAAATGTTTCTTTTCTTCATCTTTAATAAACTCAACACGTTTAAAACAATTTCCACGTCTTCCAAACTGATTAGGTGATTCTTTCAAGCAAGTCCATGGTTTAAATTTATTAAACAGATCATCAAAATTTGGAACTAATTCGTCGATAGATTCCTCATCATTTAAATCTAAATAATAAACTGGCATACTCTCATCAAGATGTGTAGGATCAAGTGCCATTCCATAAATTGCTAATGATTCATCATCAATCTCAATTAAACTAACATAGATTTTCATTTTGTTTTCAAATATTTAATATATTCTTCAATAATCTTTTTGGTTTTATCTCTGCCATATTTTTTGTAAGTATCACTAATATCTTTCGTTCCATACTTTCTACTTATAAAGCAATAATTTAATTCAGGGTGTTCTTTCCTGATCTTACGCATATTAGAAATTCCTGGAAGATCGTTATCATATAATACTACAATATATTTAAACCTAGTTTTTAATTCATCAAGAATATTATCTGCAATAAATAAATTCTCAGAACAAGGAGCTATTGCTGGTATTCCGAAAGAATATAATGTCATACAATCTTTCATAGACTTAGTAATAACTACTAATTTACCCTTTTTAGGTAATTGTTTAAATCCTTGAATTGTTTTCGCAGAACAATTTCCGATAAATCTAATTCCACCATGTTTAACAGAAGGCATATAAATTCGCCATTGCTCTATATTTTCTTTCTTTCCAAAATAATATCCAAAAATAGGAAAATGTTGAGTTGATTGTGCAAATATATTACCGTTTAAAAATACAGTTTTACAACTAAAAATGTTAAATCTTTTCAGAATATCTTTACTTATTCCAAAATCTAACCACCATTTATATTCATGTTCTGAAAATTCTCTTGCTTCGATTTGAATAAAAGTTTGTTTTTCTTCTTTATAAACAGGTTGTACTTTAATTGGTTTTGGTGTACTACCTTTAATAAATCCAAAATCTTTAGCAATTATCTTTAATGCTTCATGATAATTACATTTAAACTTTTCCATCACAACAGATTCAAAACTTAAACATTGTCCAGTAGCAAAATCTTTGAAATATAATACTCCAGATTTTCCCCTGAAAAAACTACAGGTTTTGTGATTATCAACACGTAAAGGAGACTTATACAAGCCTTTTTTTACCTCTAAGCCAAGATAAAAACTCATATAAGTCTCCTCGTTATGTTTTGATAACAAATATTCTCTAGTAATTTTAGGATCTATTGTGAAATCGAACATACTAGAGATATTTATTTACAATTAAAGATCTGCTAAAAGCGAATCAATATCATCAGATTCTTGTTTAGGCGCAGGTTCGTTGGTTGAAATAGCAGTCGGTGTAGCAGACTGATACTCTTTAATTCTACCAAGTTCATAATCATTAAAATACAATTTATCTCCAATCCAGTTATCAGAAATAAATGATACTCCATCATGATTAATACCAGTAATACGCGGAGCGTCAGCTACAACTTTACCTTGAGAGTTACGACCAATTAATTTAATCTTAGTTTTGGTACCAACTACGGGATCCAGAAGTTTCTTAACAGCTGCTGCTACATCATCAAATGATCTAAATTTACTGCTAGCGGCATGAAGTTTCTCATAACCTTTCGGAGTGAGGATAGCTACAGTCTGTTTAATAAAGTTCATCAAATCCTCAAAGTTGGAAGGCATTTCACCCATTGTTCCATCTTTTCTAGGAACTTCGCGTCTAACATCATCACCTTCTTTCGGGAAGAATTTATTAATGGAGATATATCCATCTTCATTCTCAAAAGAGAAATTAATGGTTTTATAAGTTGCCGTAGGATCTTTCTTTCCTGAAAATTCCTTAATTTCTACACCTTTAAACTCTACATCATAAATATTCCACGGAGCCAAGAGACGTTTTGTACTTCTAACTGCTGATTCTTCTGAAATGCCAAAATTAAATGCCATACTTCTTATAATTTAAAATCAAAATTGTTTGTAGTATCTAAATCCATATCGTCAAGCGATTCAATATCTAATTCTTTTTCCAAGTCAATAACATCATCTGGAACTTCTGGTTCCTCTGGATTAGCATTACCGATTAGATAGAAAATACCTTCATCAGGAGATGCTTCCAATTTAAACTCAGTTCCAAATGCTGACAATCTTTCATTAGCAGATCCTCTGAAGCTAATTGTATTAGACTTAGTTAACTTATTACCAGTCTTTGTTTTAAAAGCTTGATCAGTACCAATTACTGGAATTGACTTCTTATCTTTCTTCTTATACTTGATGTCGATACGACAATCTTCACAGACTTTCAGCAAGTCAACTGCTCCTTGTGTAAGAATTAACTTGTTGGAATCAAGCGTAATGATTGGTTCGGGATTTTCATCCACTTTCTTTGTTGAAGAAGATTTTTTAGTAGTTACTTTTGTATCTACTGTAATTTCCTCTTTACCAATAAATTTAACTTCTCCTGTTGTTTCATCAACAGAATAGTGCATAAGAATGTCTAATTTCATTATTCGTCTCCGTTTTCGTACTTATCAATAACTTTCAAAATCTCATTAACATCATTGTCAATCTTCTGCTCCTCGAACATACCAAGCGGGGTTTTTGCTACGTGAGCACCGTCAGTATTTGTTAAGAATTTATATTCCATTCCATCATCACCTTCTTCTACAATTGCATGGAAAACATAGGTAAACAAACCTTCAGGAGTTACCTTTTCAGACACCATTTTACCAATAGTTTTAAGTGTCCAATAAGGATCCATGTCGCTACCTTTATTCTCACTATGCGCTGTAAAAATCAATTTAATGTCGTCACGGATATTATCTGTAACTCTCAACAAATCAGTGAAATCTCCGCCAATATCATTGAACTTCTCGTATCCTTTCTCTTTGCGACGATCCATAAATTCGAAACACATTGAGTACTGAACATCATCAATTACGATATTTTTAATATCGGGACGTTTATTACTAATGTATTCAATTAATTTAATAATCGTGCTAGATTTAGAACACTGAACCCAGTTCCCAGAAGGATTAGACTTCGGATCAAACTTAACGTATTTTTTCTTCCATCCTTTCCAAGGCAATGGTTTTGAAGTTGTGCTAATAATGAAGGTTTCTTCACTCTTAAGATTACGTAAACTCGTTGTTTTCAGTTTTGTTATCGTATAGCTTTTTATCTATACTTCTGCAATTTCTTATTTATTGCAGCTCAGCGTACCTTTTCATCCACTTATTTCAGTTGGGATGGAAACCACTCTTGGAGCTATTTTATTCTCTATTGAGTTTCAAGCTCTACGCGTTACGGTGTTACAGACTCTTTAGTTTCTGTAATTACCTCGGGATTAACATCACAGTCTTCCCCGATTTTGGTTTCTTGTGATCTATATGATTTCTCATATAGACGGCAATATTCTAAGTATTTTTCATATTTTCTTTGTAAATAAATTGTTGCATTTTTGTATAAAAATGTTATAAGGTTAAATGCACTTTTTCCAGTAATTGACAACACTCTAGTAATAGAACTATTTTTGTTATTAAAACCTAATTTATAAGTATGATTAAAAGGAAGATAAACCTACATACCTGATAAAAAATTTTCAGTTCCTAATACTGACGCATTTGGACACAAATGTTCTTTATCACAATAAGTAAGACATCCATCTCCATCCCAATAACCTCTAATAAAATGACGTATTAAAGATACATCTTTAAATACACTTTTATCTGGAAATTCTAGAATTAAAGATTTATTAGGAACACATCCGTATGAATTGAGAACTTCGTGAATGTGAGAGTTATGAATACTCCATCTACAACGTTCGCAAATTTTTTCTCCACATCTAACATTACTTATTTTAACCTTATTTGATGGGCCTTTAATGAAGGAATTAAATTTTTCTAAATGTTCTGAATCAGAACTTTTTAATGATATTTCTAATGAATAATCAGTAGAACCTATACATCCATCTGCATAAATGAAACCTAACCAGTATGCTTTTTCTTCTGTATCTATTGAATCAAAAACATTTTCGTCAATTTTAGTTACATTCTAATAATTAATTACTTCGTATCCTAATTCTTTTAACCTATTAGATAGTTGCGGCTTACCTATATTATATTTAGTAGCTATTTTAGTAATACTTGGACAATTTTCGATTCGAGATATGTATTCCTCAACCGCTAATTTTAATCCGATAATAGATTCTAATTTAGCTCCTCTGTACATTTTATAACCCATACTTTCTAAACGTTCGGTTAAAAGTTTAGAACTAGATAATTTTAATTGTCTAGAAATATCAGTTAATTTTCCTTCTCCATTTAAAAATTTCTATACTCCGATTGTTATCAATTCTTCTTGACACATGATTTTAAATATTATATTTATTATCAACAATTTTTTACAAATCTAATTTCAAAAAACTTATTTCTTACCTCTTCCGCTTTCCCCAAGGATCAAAATTGTTTCAGCAGCCATTGTTTATAAAATAAAATTATGATTTTCATTATCTAATGTTAGTTGATCTTCTTCTTTGTTTAGTAAATATGTTGGATCAGTATATTTTTCATAATCAAATATCTGATCAGGTGCGGGTATCTCATGGAACGTATTTATTTGTCCAAAGAAATTTGCTCCAATTTCCACATCACAATCTCCGAAACGATTCTTTAAAATCATTATACTTCGGAAACAATTACCTAAACGTTCAATATTATATTTACGGTAATTCTTTAATCCATCTCTATATGGATTATAGATAGCAATCATGATATTAGAATCTTGAACAGTGTTACCACTATCCTTACTATCATTAATGCTAAATGCCGATTTATTTTGTTTAAAACGTTCAATATTACCTTGATCTCTATTAGCTTGTTGAACTACAATAGGACTAATACCACATTTCTCACGAAGTGTAACAAGATAACTTGATAATAAATCAATTTCTTGTTTTAGAGTATGTCCAGTTTGTGGTCTAACTAATCCAATATGATCAATAACAATATTATAGATAAGATTTGGATTTTGGGGAATATACTTCATTCTAGTTTCTGTTTCTTGAAATTTACCAATCTCTTCAAGTCTAGACTTCAAGATTGCATAAACTTTATTAGCATTAACTGTTTTGTCATATATTTCCAATTTCTTTTCAATTGCATCTATGAAAGGTCTACATTCCTTTACTAGTTCATAATGTTCATCGTTTAGTTTATATTCTCGTTTCTTAGATAAAAGCTCTTTATATGATAATTCAATACCATAGGTTTCAAATATATAAATTGATAAGAGCTTTATATAAAGTGAAGGCTCACTCATCTCCAAACTAAAATATAAAATTCTAAAATTATCGTCATTTAAATGAGCTAGTAACGGTTTATAAACATAAGCATATAATACAAATGAAGTCTTTCCGCTACCCGAATTTGATAAGACTAAGGTATAAGTTTCTCTGCATACT